ACTTGCAAAATTGTTCGAGTCCTACCAAGGTTGGTTATTAAAACGATACCCTGAAGAGGAAGGTAATTCCATCGAGGAAATGTTTTACAACAAAGCTGCCCTTATTCCTGAGTTTGCAAAAATTATAGTGGCGTCTTTCGCCTTTTATGCTCCCGATGGGAAAATACACAAACAAACATTCTCCTCAGATGAAGAGATTGAAGTATTGACAGAAATCAAAAATCTACTCACCAAAGTGGGTAAATTGGATTTCTTCCTTTGTGGACATAATATTAAAAACTTTGACATCCCAATGATTGGTAAACGAATGATTATCAATGGGATGAAACCACCAGCACTTATCCCACAATACGACACAAAACCATGGGAAATGAGGGCGGTAGACACAATGGAGATTTGGAAGTTCGGAAATAACTTTTCAATGGCTTCATTAGAACTTATGTGTGTTTCCATGGGTGTATCATCACCAAAAGAAGGTGAAGTTACAGGAAACATCGTACATCAAACTTATTGGGAAACTGAAGCATTAGACCCCATCGCGGCATATTGTGAAGAAGATGTTGATGTATTAGCAAAATTAATGGATAAAATTTATAATTTAGTATAATGGGAAAATTTAAGGATATGACAGAGGGTCTTAAAATGTTGAAAGACCTACAAAAGAATTTAGGTGGCATGAGTAGCATGACCGACCCACAAGAAATGTTGAGTTCATTAGGTTTGGATATGGACCAAATAAATGAACAGTTTATTCAACAAACCGCACCAAAAACAGTATTACGATACTCATACAAATCAGTAAACAAAGAACCTGAATACGCTTACCCAACAGACTCAGGATTTGATTTAAGAGCCAATGAAAAAGTTACATTGGGTCCATTGGAAAGATACTTAGTACCGACAGGTCTATTCTTAGACATCCCTGAAGGTTACGAAGTTCAGGTTAGACCTAAGAGTGGCTTAGCAATCAAAAAAGGTTTATCTGTGGTAAACACACCAGGAACTGTAGACCAAGGGTACACAGGTGAAATTAAGGTTATTCTTATTAACCTCAGCAATGAAACACACACAATAGAAGTTGGTGATAAGATTGCTCAAGCAGTTTTAACTCCTGTAATGTCGGGTAAATATGTAAACCTACAAAGAGTCCTTAATGTCGACGATAAAGACCGTGGAGATAACGGTTTTGGTTCAACAGGAAACTAATATGTTAACAATAGGATATAGTACAAAAAAGATAGACCCTGAATTTAGAGAATATATTGAGAAATCGTGTGGGTTAAAAGGTGTTGAAGTAATCCCATTTGAAAACCCTGGTACACATTCACTCACCGAAGCGTATAATATCATTCTTGAGAAATCAACGAATGATATTGTTGTGCTTTGTCACGACGACATTTATTTTGAAAAAGGTAATTGGGGTAACAAAGTATTGAAACATTTCAAAAGAAATCCTGAATACGGGATTATTGGAGTTGCGGGTTCTAAGTTCATGCCAAAATCAGGTATGTGGTGGGAAATACCTACTGAAATGTATGGTGTAGTAAATCACGAACATGAAGGAAAAAAATGGACATCAAAATATAGTGAACCAAAAGGTAATAAATTGGACCAAACCGTTTTAGTAGATGGTCTTTTTATGGTGGTAAACAAACCAAACCTAAAAACTCAATTTAATGAAGAGGTTAAAGGGTTCCATTTCTATGAAGTAGACTTCTGTTTTAGAAACTTATTAGAAGACGTAAAGATAGGTGTTTTTTATGATGTTAGAATTACGCATAAGTCTATTGGTATGACCAATGAACAATGGGAAAAAAATAGACAACAATTTGTAAAAACCTATCAGGACAAATTACCTGTTTTACTTCCAACAAACTTCATAAAAAAACCAGTTAAAAATAATGAACCTTTAGTCACAATTGCAATGCCCATTTACAACTACGCAAAAAGACTAAATCCAACACTACAGTCAGTATTTAATCAAGATTATACCAACTTTGAAATTGTCATAGTAAATGACGGCTCAGACGATGAATATTGTCTAATGAAGTTAAATTCTTTAGATGGTCATGAAGGAATTAGAATAATACACAAAGAAAATAGTGGAGTTTCATCGACAAGAAATCGTGCAGTTAAAGAAGGTAAAGGTGAATATATACTACCTTTGGATGCGGATGATATGATTTTACCTTCATATATTAAACAAGCTGTTGGTATATTAAAAACTAATCCTAATATAAGCCCAGTCTATTGTGATACACACCACGTTGGTGAACTACAAGGAATAGAAAAAAGACCTAACTGGAGTACAGACCAACTAATGAAAGGTCCATTTATTGTTAATAGCTCATTATACCGTCGAGAGGCATATGAATATGTTGGAGGTTATGATGAAACACTACAAGGTTGGGAAGATTATGATTTTTGGATAAGGATGTCTAAGGAGGGTTACGAGGGTAAACATATACCTAAACCCCTATTTGTGTATTTTCACCACGAAAAAGACGGTTCAGTTTCTACTGAAGCAAACAAAGACCAACAAAAACTGTACGAAACCATAATGAAGAAAAATTTCATGAATACTCAGACTTATGTTTTCAATGATAGAAATATAACACCTGACAATAAAATGAACTGGGGTGATTTAGTACCCTATAAAATCATTAATGAATTGTTTGATTCTAATGTAAAAGAGAGTGACGTATTCAATGTAAAACAACCTAACGCAAATTATACAATATACTCAACAGGTAGTGTGATGTTATTCACTAAACCAAATAGTATTGTGTGGGGGACAGGATGTATAGATAAGGGTATGATTGGTCAAAACCCAAGTAAAGTTTATGCCGTTAGAGGACCCTTAACCCGAGAAGAATTATTAAAAAGAGGGATTGAATGTCCTGAAGTTTATGGTGACCCAGCCCTACTTTATCCAATGATATATAATCCAAATATAGAAAAGAAACACAAATGGGGAATTATACCTCATTACATTGAATTTGAATCTGCCAGAGACAGAGAGGTACTTAAAAACCTTGAAAACCAAGGATTTAAGATTATCGACATCTGTTCAGGAGAAAAGGAATTTATAAACGAATTACTTGAGGTTGAAAACATTTTATCGTCAAGTCTTCATGGTTTAATTATGGCAGATGCTTATGGGATTCCTAACGCAAGGGTAAACATATCAAATAAACTTATAGGTGGAGATTTTAAGTTCAAAGATTATTGTTTATCTGTAGATAGAAAAATTGACTTAGGTTATCAACTGACTAAGGACACCAAAATAAGTGATATCGAAAATATATATTTTAATAAATCAATTAAGTTTGATAGTAATAAATTATTAAACTCTTCACCATGGAGTTTGAAAAAAATAAAACAATATGAAATATAATTTTGACTACATACTGAATAACATCAAAACATCTGAGTTTATTTCAGAACCTTTTGAACATCTTTTGATTGATGATTTCTTATCTCAAGAACACTTTAATTTATTAATTAATAATAAACAAATCCATTTTGAGGAGGTAAACAGTAATAATGATTTAAGGGATAGATTACACAAAAACAATTTTCAACCAATCCCTTTTCCTGGATGTACTACTAACGAAGACTTATATTTTGAATTATTAGAACAGGGTAGGTTAAACGAAGCAAAAACTGAAGGAGATTCTGAAGGTGTGGGAATTGCATATAATTTAACCAATACAAATGATGATTTTATAAAACATTTAATGCATTTTCTTAATAGTAATATATTCAAAAGTACGTTAGAAAATAAATTCAATATAAATCAAGAAACTAGAGTTACCACTAGAATTCAAAAATATTTAACAGGTTATGAAATATCACCTCACCCCGATATTCGTCAAAAAGCATTAACCTATCTTTTGAATATTAATAAAAATAAAGAATCTGAAAATCTTAATATCCATACATCACTACTAAAATTAAAAGAAGATTATAACTTTATTTATGATTATTGGAACAAGAATACCAAAGAAAACAGAGCTTGGGTTTCGTGGGATTGGTGTGATATCGAAAAAACAGTCACTAAAAATAATAGTATGGTTATCTTCAAACCTACTGACTATTCATTACATGCGGTAAAGTTAGATTACGACCATCTAAAACAACAAAGGACTCAAATTTATGGTAATCTTATGTTTAGTTATCCTCCAAGATATGCAACTCAAAATATTAGTAAATTTAGAGAAATGATTGAACGTGGACAACGATAATATTGCTTTTATACATATAAATAAATGCGGGGGTACAAGTATCAAATATGTAAATCCCGAAAAAAAACTTATCTATATGGCATTAAACAATGATTACTTACTTAATCTAAAAAATAACAAGTCTTGGAGAGATATTGAAAAAATAACATTTGTTAGAAATCCATATAATAGAATAATTTCATTGTTTTGTATGTCGGTTAGAGACCAATATAAATTCACATTTGATGAAATTATTAATATTATTACTGATGATAGTATAAAATATCGTGCTGAAGATGGTGGAATGATTAAGAACACTAAAGAGTATATTAAAAGACACGGTTTACCAATGACACACGAACATTACTCAGTATATGATAAAGAAACTAAAACATTAAATGTTGACCATGTTTTTAAGATTGAAGAAATAAGTGAAAAATCTAATATAATAAAGAAATTACTAGGTATTACACAAGATATTCCACACAAAAATAAAACCTCTAATTGTGTCGATTTAGATTACTTTAGTAAAGAACAAATAAGAAAAATAAATGATTATTTTCATTTAGACTTCTCAATTTTTAATTATGAAAAATTATGAATAATAAAAAAATAGTCGGAGTAATTGGTAATGGATTCGTTGGTGAATCTCAGATTTTTGCATTCTCACCAATATCCGAAATCCGTGTTTATGATGTGGACCCATTAAAATCCACACATACAAAAGAAGAAACTCATGAGTCTGACTTCATATTCGTTTGCGTACCCACACCAATGGATATGGGTGGTAATCAGGACCTATCGTATATAGAAAAGGTATTTAGAGACTCTAAAGAGGGTCCGATTTACATTATTAAATCTACGGTATTACCTGGTACCACAGAAATGTTACAAAGACAATATCCTCATCTTAACATTATATTCTCACCTGAGTTCTTAACTGAGAGAACTGCAAAGTTAGATATGTTAACTCAAGCCAGAGTTATCTTCGGAGGAGATAAAGTATTAACTGAGAGAGTTGAAGAATTGTTTTCTGAGAGATTCATGAATAGACATTTTATACATACCGACTCTAAAACTGCTGAGTTCATAAAATATATGAACAACACTTTCTTCGCCACTAAGGTATCGTTAATGAACGAATATTATAGACTTGCTCAGTTAGTAGATGTTAATTGGGACGATGCACTTTATGGTTTTGCATCGGATGGACGAGTGGGTGACTCACACTTACACGTACCAGGTCCTGATGGTAAAGTTGGTTTTGGTGGTACTTGTTTCCCCAAAGATATAAATGCCTTAATTAACATGTCCAAAGAGGTGGGTGTAAATATGAATGTTTTGGAGGCCGCTTGGAAAACTAACTTAGAAATAAGACCAGAACAAGATTGGAATAAATTAAAGGGTAGGGCAATATCAGACAAATGAAAAAAATAGGAGTTATCGGTGTTGGAAAGTTAGGATTATCTTTCGCACTATTGGCAGAAAATATGGGTTTTGAAGTATGGGGTTCTGATATATCAGAAGATTATATAAATCACCTAAAAAATAAAACCCTTAAAAGTAATGAACCTTATATTGAAGAATTCCTTAAAGGTTCCAATAACTTTCACCCAACAATACACAATGTTGATGTAATTGAAAATTGTGATATCATCTTCACTTTTGTACCTACACCATCATTACCAACGGGTGAGTATAATCACAAATATGTAGAAGAGGTTGTTGATGTTTTTGATGCAATGTATCAAACTGGTCACGATTTAGCGGGTAAGATATTTGTTGTCGGTTGTACCACAAATCCAGGTTATTGTGACACTGTAACTGAACGACTCTCAGAATATGGAATGGACGTTTGTTACAATCCTGAGTTTATTGCTCAAGGAGATATTGTAAACGGTCTAAAATATGCCGATATGGTCCTTATTGGGACCTCATCAATGGAAGAAGTGGAAAGGGTAAAAGACGTTTATAAAACATTAATGGGAGACGAAAACCCTAACTTTAATGTTATGTCCAACACCGCCGCTGAAATCACTAAAATAGCCGTTAATTGTTACCTAACCACTAAAATATCATTCGCCAATATGATTGGTGAGATTTGTCATAATACCGGTATTGGTGATGAAGTATCAACAGTATTATCAGCAATTGGTGATGACAGTAGAGTTGGTAAAAAATATCTTAATTATGGGTTTGGTTTTGGTGGTCCGTGTTTACCACGAGACAACAGAGCATTAGGTGTTCACGCCGAGAAGGTAGGTTTAGAAATTAATTTACCTTTAGAGATTGATAAGTTTAATATTGAGCACCACAAGTACTTAGTGAATCAATATGTTGCAAAATACCCTGATAGAAATACAACATTTGTTTTCGATTCTGTCACATATAAGAAGGGTGTGAATATATTAGAAGAATCACAACAATTAAACCTTCTTTTATCATTACTTGGTGAAGGATACAACTGTGTCGTAATTGAGGAATATGAAATCATTAAAACTTTAGAAGAACCCTTATCAAGAGCATATGGTGAAAGAATAAAATTTCAACCTTTAGGAACTATATCTGAAGGTGTAAAAATTATATTATGAAAAAAGTAGTAGTATTAGGTGGAGGTGGATTTATTGGTGGTCATCTATCGAAAAGGTTAAAAGATGAAGGACATGAAGTCACAATTTGTGATATCAAAGAACATGAATATTGGAATCACGATGATATCTGTGATAAATTTATAGTTGGGGACTTACGAGACCCCAATGTTGTTTCTGAAGTTATCTCAGAAGGTGTTGATGAAGTTTATCAACTTGCCGCTGATATGGGAGGTGCTGGATACATTTTTACAGGAGATAACGATGCCAACGTTATGCACAATTCGGCATTGATTAATTTGAATGTTGTTCATGAATGTACCAAGAAAAAGGTTGGTAAAGTCTTTTACTCATCATCTGCATGTATGTACCCAGAACATAATCAGTTAGACCCTGATAATCCAAACTGTGAAGAATCATCTGCATATCCCGCAAATCCCGATTCTGAATACGGTTGGGAAAAGTTATTCTCCGAGAGATTATTCTTAGCTTTCAATCGTAACTATGGTTTAGACGTAAGAATTGCTCGCTTCCATAACATCTTTGGACCTATGGGTACATGGACAGGTGGTAAAGAGAAAGCACCGGCTGCGATGTGTAGAAAAGCCGCAGAGTCACAAGATGAAATTGAAGTATGGGGTGATGGATTACAAACACGTTCATTCCTTTATGTTGATGAATGTGTAGAGGCCGTGTTAAGATTAATGGAATCTGATTTTATCGAACCCGTCAATATAGGTTCAGAGGAAATGGTAACTATCAATGAGTTGGCACAGATGTCTATTGATATATCAGGAAAAGAGATTAAAATTAAGAATATAGGTGGAGAGGAATTTATAGACAAATATGGATTCAGTTGCCCAACAGGAGTCAGAGGTAGAAACTCGGATAATAAACTTTATAAAGAAAAAGTAGGTTGGGAAGTATCTCAACCACTTAGAGTAGGTATGGAAAAGACGTATAATTGGATTAATGAACAAGTAGAAGAAAGTAAAAAAACGTATATCTATGAAAGTCCTGATAAAGGAAAGACGGTATACAGAAGAGAATTTGGTGCTGACCACAATACAAGAGAACTTGTTAAATAACTTTTAAGAAAAATTTGATGGCTACGAAAGGTAGAAAAAGTGATTTCAACCCAAAGAAATCAAGAAAAGAAATAATCAGGGAAATAGTTGGGAGGACCCCAAGAAAGAAGTTTCTTTCTGAAAGTCAAAAAGAATATTATGATATTCTAACAAACAATGAAATAACGATTTGTACGGGACCTGCGGGTGTCGGTAAATCATATGTGGCAATGAGTGCTGCAGTTCAACTGTTACTCGATGATAGTAACTCTTATGAGAAAATTATCATTGTAAGACCAGCAGTTGAAGCTGAAGAAAAACTCGGAGCATTACCAGGTAACTTAGAAGAAAAATTGGACCCATACATTTTTCCATCATATTATCTGTTAAATAAAATTATTGGGAAAGAGTCCAGAGAAAAACTGAAAGAACATGATGTGATTGAAGTATTTGCTTTGGCGTATATGAGAGGGATGAATATTGATAACTCAATATTAATTTTTGAGGAAGCTCAAAATTCAACACCCTCACAAATGAAACTATTGTTGACTAGAATCGGATTCAACTCTAAGTTCTTTATATCGGGTGACATTGAACAGACTGACCGTTATAAAGACAAGACACAATCAGGTTTATATGATGCAATGAGTAAATTCACTGATTTGGATGAGGTTGGTACTTATGACTTCAAAAATGAAGATATAATTAGAAACCCTATTATCAGTAAAATATTAAAGAAATACGAATGAAAATAGCATTTGAAGTTAATGGTGTATTGAGAAATACTTTTGGTAAGGCTGAAGAGGTTTACCAAAAGTTTTTCATTGATGACTATGTACAAGGTGATGATGAGGAAGATTTTGAGTTCAAACTTAATCTTCCAATCACATCAACGACATTGAGTAATCATTTTGTTTTCCCTGATGAGGAAAGACTAATGGAATTCTTTTACGTGGATTTCCCTATGAACATTTTTGGTCACTCACAGTCAACAGAAAACTCAACATTCCATGACTTAAATGACATATACAAAGATTTGAGAGACGACCATGAGTTGGTTATAGTATCTAATGAGATTGAAAAGTCTAAACCCGCAACACTGTTCTTCTTATCTAAGTTTGGATGTATGTTTGAAAAGATAATCTTTTATAATCAATTTACTGAGGAAGATATTCTTTCTGATTTTGATTTAATTATCTCGGCACAACCTCAGATTTTAGAAAAAGATTATAACTATAAAACCGTAAAATATAAAACCACATATAATGAAGAAGTCTCTTCTGATTTCGAAATAGAAACCTTAAAAGAATTCAAAGATTTATATGAAAAACTTAATTTGAAATGATAGAATTTTTAGGACAAATGTATTACATCGATATGGATGTACTTGAAAACTTTGTGGAGTTAAAGGACTTCAAACCATCCTCAGAAGAAGATAAAGACCACCAACATTTTTCAATCATTAAATTTGAACTTATAAAGATGATGATTGAAGTCGTATTAACTGAGAGACTTGAAGATATGGATGATAATTTAGGATTACATAATGCTAAAAGTACAAGTATTCCCTTTCGTATCGCATTTAATACATTATTAAGACATAACATTATTAAATATTTTGACTAATGGACCAAGATACAATTAAAAAAGTAGAACTTTCAATACAGAAATTGGAAGAAAAAACATCGAGAATTTACCTTATGGTGCAAGACACTAAAGGTAACGCAAAAGCCGGTATCCGTTTGGTTTACCAAATGGCATTAACCTTGAAAAATAACGGATACAACCCAATCATCCTACACGAATCAAATGATTATACTGGTGTTGGTGAATGGATGGGTGAAGAATATATGGAATTACCTCATCAATCGATTGAAGGTCAAAACCTACAAATCTCACCTGAAGACTTTGTTATCGTTCCTGAATTATACGGGCACGTAATGGAACAAATCAAAAATTTACCTTGTGGTAAAATTGTTTTGTGTCAAGCATATGACTACATGTTGGAGACCATTCAACCAGGTATGAATTGGGCTATGAACGGTTTCTTAAAAGGTATCACCACAAATGAAGCACAGAAGACGTTCATTGACGGAATTATGAAGAATACATCATTAGATGTTATCACACCATTAATTCCTGAAATCTTCACTAAGAAATCTATCCCCGCAAAACCAATAATTGCAGTTCATACTCGTGACCAAAGAGACACGATGAAAATCATTAAGTCTTTTTATTTGAAATACCCACAATTTAGATGGGTTACCTTCCGTGATATGAGAGGTTTATCACAAGAAGAGTTTGTAACTAACTTACAAGAGTCATTCGTATCTGTATGGGTTGACGACATCAGTGGTTTCGGAACATACCCACTCGAAAGTATGGCATGTGGAACACCTGTAATCGGTAAAGTTCCAAATATGAAACCTGAATGGATGTCAGACACAAATGGTGTTTGGACATACGAACTTAACAATATGGTGGATGTCATCGCTGAGTATACTCAGAATTGGTTAGAAGATAATATTTCAGACCAACTATATAACTCAGGAATTGAGACAGCATCTTCATACCAAAACAAAGAAGAATTTGATTCTCAAGTGGTTTCAACATTTGACACTTACTTGTCAGTTCGTTTAGAGAACTTTAAGACTCAGTTAGAGAGATTAACAGTAACAGAAGAAACAGAATAATTATGAAAGATATTTCAGTAATTCTCCCAGTAGAGAGTTCAAAACACAAGAATTTTAATGAGTTATTTACTAACTCAATCGTATCAATCAAAAATCAATCAGTTCAACCTAAGGAGTTGGTTTTGGTACACACCAATGAAGAATCTTTAGTTTCATACCTAAATGACTTTGACTTCAGTGGTTTGACTGTGAATATGGTTGAAAATAAAGGTAACTCAGATTTCGCATCTCAAATGAATTTAGGTGTCGAAAACGCGACATCTGAATGGGTTTCTTTCTTAGAGTTTGATGATGAATATGCATCTATTTGGTTTAAGAACGTACAAGAATACATTACTGCACATCCTGAAGTAAAAGCATTCTTATCGTTGGTTGTAGATGTTGACGATAAAGGTACGTTTGCTGGATTCACAAATGAAGCGACATTTGCGGCATCTATGAACACTGAGATTGGTTACTTAACTAATGAAGTATTGTTAGATTATCAAAACTTCCAAACTGCAGGTATGGTAGTAAGAAAAGACACATACCAAGAATTAGGTGGTTTCAAACCATCAATTAAACTAACATTCGTTTATGAATTCTTACTTCGTTTGACTTACAATTCTACAAAGATAATGACTATCCCACGTATTGGTTACAAACACCTTAATATGAGAGAAGGTTCAATCTTCTGGAGTTATAAGAATGGTGAACAGAAAGTAACTGAGGACGAAGTTAGATTTTGGTTAGAATCTGCAAAAAAAGAACATTTCTTCACTGAAGACAGAAATATAAAGTATGAACCTGAAAATGTTTAATGACTACATCAGGAAATACAAATTCTCCGGAACCTACCCCTACAAAAAAGAGGGGTAGGAAACCGAAGACTAACACTAACTATTTCGCCGAAAGGGAAGAAAATGCAGTTAGAATGTTTCTTACTGCCAGTACTTTCAATGAGAAGAATGAAATTTATAATGAATATCTAAAAGCTCCATTAGATAAGATGATTGAGTCCATTATCAGAAGATATAAGTTATATCGTAAAGGAATGGAATTTAATGATATTCATGTAGATACCCACTCATTCTTAATCACAAAAGTTGACAAGTTCAAGCCAGCGAAAGGTAAAAAAGCATACTCGTATTTTGGTACGATATGTAAAAACTATTTAATGGGTCAAATCATTAAAGACCAAAAAGACCAAAATAGAAAAATTTCATACGAAGACATATCCTCTTCTTTAGAAAATAGACCTGACTTAATCTACCATTTAGAACATGATAAGGTAGAACCAAATCAGGTTATTAAACATTTCCTAAAAGAAATGGAAGAGTTCATGGAAAAAAGTAATCTCAATAAAAATGAGGTTAAGTTAGGATACGCACTTATGGAGTTATTCGAAAACTATGAGACTATTTTTATTGGTACTGACAATAACAAATTCAATAAGAATATTATACTTCTTTCATTGAGAGAAATGACAAATATGTCAACAAAAGAAATTAGAACTTCAATGAAGAAATATAAGGTTTTATATTACGAATTAGTTAAAAAAATCAATAATCTATAAAATTTACTCCAAAGATATTTATAATTAATGGGACGCCCAAAGAAAAAAGAAATATCATTAAATAAAGATTCTGTACTGAGTCTGATGCAGGAAATCTACAATGAACTTGTGGAACAGAGAGCAACTGCCGTAAGAATCCAAAATAAGATGTTGGCAATGTTGAAAGACCCTAAAGACATGACAGTCATAGGTCCAGTAATCAAAGAACAACAAAAGATTATTAATGATACCATCGAAAAGAAATTATCTCTTTCGAAATTACAATCAACAATTTGGGAAAAGTCTAACAACACTTCAGAGGAATCTTTCAATATTACAGATATGGATGATGATGTCCTCTCAGCACTTATTGAAAAAGATTCTGATACAAGTAAAGGAAACTCTGAAGGGTATAAATTAGAATAATACAATACTCCAATGGGTTTAGATTTGAACAATGATTACGATAGTGTAAAATCCAAAATTAAGGCTTATCAAACAACTGTTGAGAGTAAAAAGGATTTTCTTACCTCCATCAAAAATAATTCTGGTGACAACTTCGAACAGGCTAAAAAATCACATTTTAGTAACTTAAACGAATGGGGTCAAACTATTGACGGTGCAAACGCCGATAGAAAAAAACAACTACAAGATACTGCTAAGACTCAATTGGACCAATTGATTGAAATCTTCATGGTTTCATCATCAGTAGCGGGTGATTCAAAAACATTAGATAAATTATTTGACATTTATAATCAAACAATCCTAAATACTCGTGATAGAATTAAGGATATGTTTATTAAAGAAATTATTAAATCAGCCGGTTGTTCAGAAGAACAACAATTCACAACGTCTCCTTTATACATCAAAGTACAATCTATTGATTTATATAAGAAGTTATATGAAGACCCAAACTCCGCAACGGGTAGTCTTCTTTACGAAAATGATGATACACCTAATGGTGGGTTTCCTTACGCAATGAATAGACAATTATATAATCGTCTACAAAACAAAGGTTTTTCCTTCTCACAAGAATATGGTTCAGATTATATCGGAGCATCTGTAAATCCGATTATGGACTTAGAATATGTGGACCAAGACGATAACGGTAATTTTGGAGACTATATTAAAGTAACACCTAAAAATAAAAATTTAAGTGTTGGTAGTATAACTCAATTCTTATACGATTATTACAGTTCTATAAATCTTATAGATATTGATGAATTAATCACAATAATAATGGATAACTTAACTAAAGCGGTTACCATGGATTTGAATGTCGATATAAACTTCGACAGAGAACAATTAAAGATTGAAAAACTTCTACAACGTATCTTAGGTCTTTGTTTTGATAATGGTAAAGAAATAGATGTTTCAGGTATTGCTAAACTTTCTGTGTTGGATAATATAGACGAATCGTTTTTTGAACTAACATCAAATGATTTGAGAACCATTGAAAATGATTTAGATAATATTCAAAAAGGAGTCACTGAGTTTACCGATTGTGATAATGTAAAATTACCAGTTAATACTGAAGCCATTATCAATCAAATCAAAAACATTAGAAACGAAGATAATGACACCAAAAAATTGGAAGCCTTCAAAGGGGCTATCGATAGTTTAGCCGACAATGAGGAATGGAAATCAATTATTCCAAATATTAATATTAATGGTTCAATAAAATTTGATTTATTGGGAATTATCCCAAAAGGTATAATGCAAGCACTACTATCACCTAAGAACGTATTAGGTATTATGGTGGTATTCAAAGCGGTTCAAAACTTCATCGTAGACCAAATTGAAACTTTGGAAGACTTCTTTAATGAGTTCAAAGATTTAGTTATCGAAGTGATGAGTAAAATTGGAGCGATATTCGTAGAGGAATTATTCAGAGAAATTGAAAAAAACCTCACAATCTTAGTTCGTCTAATCATTGAAGAAATCGCCATTGAAAGTAAGGAAAACTACTCAAAGATGATTTTCACAATTATTAATTACGCAATATTAGTCGCCGATGGGTTAAAAGATTGGAGACAATGTAAAAATGTTGTTGATGATTTACTAAAATTATTACAATTTACAGGTAATGTATTAGGTATTGGATTACCTGCGTTTAGTTTATCACTAGCGAGGTTATTACCAGGACAATCACAAACACGAGCATTTTCAAATTATATTGAAGAATTACAAAAATCAGGAATACCAACTGGTGACTTACCTGATGGCTCGCCTAACTTAATGTTACAGAGTGCGTTATCTATGATTGAAGGTCAACATAAAGAAATGGTTGAAAATGGTAAGGTTGAAGTGGCAATTGACCCATTATCAGTTATAGGTGGTGCAACCACTGGTGTTGTTAAAGCTTATGGTAAATCATATTAATATGGACGAGAATACATTAAAAAATATTATTTCAGATTATAAAAACCGTAGTAATAACGAGTTAAAAATAGCCCTATCTGAATTGTCAAAAGATTTTGAAGAAACCAAAGGTTTGATGATTAAATTATCACACCATTTAGACGGTACTGAAAAAATATACAATGACATATTAAAAGAATATAAAAACAGAGGTAATAAATAATGGCAATTCCTGGAACGGTTGATATAGGTGGAAATGGTAAATTACCATTTAATTATAGACAGATTATCTATCAGGGTAGAGTGGTGGATAATGAAGACCCTTTTATGCTTGGTAGAGTCAGAGTTTATCCTGAGGACCAAAACATTCAAGACCGATTAGGTTCCATACCTAATTTCAATGAAGGTAGTGACAAATGGAGTGAGAAAGACCCTTTTGTATTTTTACCATTATTACCGTATTTCATCTATCAGGTACCTAAAGTTGATGAATATGTTCACATTCTTTACACCAATCCTAACGATAAGACTAACAAAGGTCAGTATTATGTACAAGGTCCATTCTCATCACCCACATCGATTGTAAAAGAAAACAACGAATCTGCCAAATCGTTTTTAAGTTCAGGTATTAGAAATAAGAGATATCAACCAATTAAAAATAAAGACGGTGAAGTATCAAATCCTCAGACTTATGGTGTATATCCTGAACCTGAAGATGTTGCCATTTTAGGTAGGAATAATTCTGATATGATTCTGAAAGACGGTGAGGTTCTTATTCGTGCAGGTAAACACGGTAATTTTAATAGAACACAAATCCCCGTGGCTAAAACAAATAGGGCTTTTATTCAATTAAGTAAGTACGATACGTTAGAACAATATGCCAGTCCATCCACTAAATTCACAATTAGAAAACTGGATGAACAAACCAAAAAACTTATTGAGTTTGAAGTATTCAACCCTGAAAATCAGTTTAGCTCGTTCACAGGACAGATAATTCTTTATAACTTAGTACCTGATGATGTGTCGGGAACTACCATGGCAACATCTATAACCAATAATACTGACTTATCGGAGTTCAAAAGAATTCAATATATTGAACAATTTAATGCCCTTAGCATGCCTGAAGTGGCAATCAAAATTAATAAGTTTATTAAAAGTGTTATGAAAGGTAGAATGGAGTCCGGTATGGTCATCAATAATCAATTCCCATTTTACTATCGTGCAAACAAACAAAATAGGGACAATGGTGACCCCGTTTCTTTTGCTAACCTAACACTTTTATATAGTTTAATTAAGCCTAGTGAATTTATTAATAATTTGAGAGGTTTCGGATTAATTTATGATAAGACAGGTAAAAACAATGTTCCGACTAAAGTTGAAAAGGAACAGTTCCGTCCTAAGAGGATTCTAAACCAAGAAAATACTGTGGGTATTGTGGGTGCAAATCAATTATATCTTTTATCTCACGATGCTAATAACCCAGCCAAGGCTAAAATTAACTTAAAGGACACCATATATGGTATTGACCAATCAACGGTGGTTAATGAAATACAACCAAAAACATCCTCAGTTGTTAGAGGTGAAGAACTTATGACATTAATTGAATTGATTGTAAGATATTTGGTTACTCACGTTCATCCATATCCTGGGTTACCACCAGTACCTGTAAGTTCTGATGGAACGCGTGTTGAAGATTTATTAAAAGAGTTACTTGAAGCAAGTTCTAAGATATTAAATAAAAATATTCGTATAAACTAAGTATTTATAGTAAAAACGAATAATGTCAATTTATAAGTCATATTTCAAACGTAACGACACGTTAATCTTCAATTCTTATACCAACACAGGTAGAAACCCTGTTGTTGAATTATTCTTTGGTAGGGTTGATAACCTAAACTCACCAAAAGGATACTCTCGTTTTATCTTTGATGTCGACTTAGAAGACTTACAAAATAAATTAGCCAATGGTGAAATATCTACAGGGTGTACTGAAGGTATGACTCACACATTAAGAATGACTAATACCTCATCATTCGATGAGGAGTTATTAAATTCAACGTGGTCTAACGGTAGAAGACGTGCAACTTCATTTGACTTAGTATTATTCCGTATCCCTAAAGTATCAGGTTCTACAGGTGATGTCCAAACATGGGACGAAGGTGTAGGTCAAGACTACTACAATTACAATGATGTTATTGAAGGTAACAAAGCATTCTCAGATAGACCAGCAAGTTGGTTCCAAAGAACGACAATTAAAAATTGGTCACAAGAAGGAATTTACGACAATGAAAATGGTAACCCAATAAGTGGTCTTAACTATGATGGTTTAACAATTGTGGATACTCAACACTTTGAGTTCGGTAATGAAGATATTGCTTTTGATATGACTGATGAAATCAATGGTATATTAGACGGTACCATTACAGGTGTTTCAGGTTGGGGTGTTGCATTTGTTCCTGAAGTGGAAAACATCACAGGAATGACTGAGAACTATTCAGTTGGTTTCTTCTCACGTCACACACAAACATTCTACGAGCCTTACTTGGAAACAAATTATAACGATTTAATCCAAGATGATAGATACACATTCTATGAAGGTGTTTCTAACAAACTATATCTTTACGCTTACGTAAATGGTAATCCAATTACTTTAGACAACGACCCTGTTGTAGATATCATCGACGAGAATGATGATGTAATCTACACATTAACAGGTTGTAGTAGAACTAAGGGTGTTTATGAAATTACTGTTCCTGCAATTTCTTCAACTAATGTACCTTGTATGTATTACGATTACTGGAGAGAATTAAACTACAACGGTGAGTCAATCACATCTGTTGAAAACGAATTTGTACTTCTTAAGAACGAGGATTATTTCACGATAGGTACCAGAACTGAAGAACCATCTATCTATGGTTTTGATTTCAATGGTATCCTACAAAATGAAAAAATTCTTAATACTGACATTAGAAAAGTCAATGTAACCCTTAAAAAGGCTTACACCGCCAAAGAAGTACTTAAACATGTAGAATGTTTCTACAGAGTTTATGTTAGAGAAGGTAACATCGAGGTTCAGGTCCAAGATTGGACACAAATCAATAGAACCGCAGACGGTTACTTCTTCGTATTCGACACAACAGATAAGATACCAAATGAATATTTTATAGATATCAAGGTGAACACCGACAGGGAAGTTAATACTTATAAAAGAGAACTACAATTCCAAATCGTAAGTAAGAAATGAGAAAGATAAGAATCACAGAGGAACAACTCGAACAAATCGTTAGACGAGTTATAGACGAAAAGAAAAAGTCTAAGAAGAAAAAAAAGAAAAAGAAGAAAGACACCACCCTATGTTCACGTGGTAAAAACGCAGCAAAGGCGAAATATGAGGTTTACCCCTCAGCTTACGCTAACGGATACGCTGTCCAAGTATGTAAAGGTAAGATGCCTGGTTTGGACGGTGAAAAAAGATGTTCAGGAAAGTATTGTTCGGGTAAGTAATTTTTCTTACCTTTGTATTTTGTAAATTATTTGTGTCATGTCATATACCTATTCAACCTATCAATTAAAGAAAGGAGATAAAGTACTAATGGAAGTTAGTGCAAGTTGTGTTGAGAGAGCTCAAGATTATTTCTATGAAGAAATGCCTGAAGCATATAGTTCAGACTATATGGTCACTCCAAAACCATTAAGTGTTACTCCTTCATTAAACTAACGAACGGATTACCCATTCGTAACCCTTTAGACCCCCATAAGATAGATAAGTCATGTTGTTCTTATCATTTTGGGGGTTTCTATTTTCTGTGATGTATGGTTTGTCACAAAAAGATTTGATTTCTTCTAATACTTCTCTTGGAACGTACTGATTTTCCAAAATCATATTGGCTATTTTTGTATCAACACCTGACTTTTTAATTCTATATAAGTTCTTCTTAACCGATTCTCTTACCACTTTTGGCACTCTAAACTTATTGAACCCTTCATCGATGGTAATTTTAAGGTCACCAGTACCTTTAATCACCCTGTGATACACCATCTTAGGTATGATATAAGTTTGTCCCTCTTGCAAGACCTGAGGTAGTTCCTCGTCCATTTGTAACATCCATCCGTTGCTCTGTTCAACAAAAACCTTACGGTCACTTGTATCTCTGTGCCATACCAACTCCTCAGAGTCCACATTTTCAGTGAATACTCTCTTGAATTTATACTTACTGATATTTTCCTGTTCGTATACCATTACCAAAATCTTCCAGGTACATTCTTACCAAAATCTTTATGTGCTCTACACGCCCAATAACCTGCCTTAGTTTTGTCCTTCTTCTTTTCACATTGGTGTCTTGCAGCAAAACTCTTTCTCGCCTCAGGGTCGTTCCATTTGGCAGTCATAACAGGGGAACCGTAACTCACCTTTTTAACTTTACCCGTCTTAGGATTACGGACATAGACATACCACTTCTTAGAACCACCACTCTTAGGTTTACCTAATTCTACTTTCTTACCCTTATACTCAGCTTCGTTAACCATTGGGAAATCTAAAGGTAATCTTTCACCTTCATAGATAAAGAACTTACCCAAATCACTATCCAATATCTCATTGTCCAATTCATTCTCGTAAAGTCCTTTTTCTCTCAACTTTCTTGCTTCATTAATAACATCAAAGTATTTTGGAGAACCCGCTCTAAACATATTCTCACTCAATGGTATGTTATTATCAATATGGTATTGTAAATCTTCAGAAATAGTTTTTTTCACTTGAATAAATTCCTGTAACACATTCTGAATCAAATTAGGGTCGATAGACTCTTTTTTGTAGTTTTTTACTTTGATACGTGTCGGCTTTTGACCTTTACCTGTCTGAGTATCTTTCTTTTCCTTTTCTCTTTTTCTACGACATGCTGAGTCTTTTTCTGATTGTGACATCTTTCCTGCAACACCAGCTCCTCTACATACAGGGTATCCACCCTCATCGGCATCTTTTCTTCCACAAGGAGGGTGACCCCCACCTTTCTTCTTCTTACATATATTAACCCACGGACCCTTAGGTTGAGATGAACCTTTCTTTTTCTTCTTCTTTCCGAACCAAACCGCTAAATCCTCACTTAAAATGTATTTACTCATAACTTGACAATCGTATACTTTTGATATACATTTAATAAATATTCAGAAATAGATAAACAAAACAATATTTCCAAAAATGGCAAAAACTAAAAAAACCGAAGAAACTAAAGTCACTGAAGAAACAGTAGACCAAGTAACACAAGAAGAAACAACACAAGAAGAAGGTCCTCAACCAATTGGACAGTTGTTTAACACAATCAACTACAACAACATGGATGACCTTAATAGTTTCATCTCTAACATGACCCCTGACCAAGGATTATATATCTTGGTTCAAGCAACACGAGCAGCACAAACAAGAGGTGCTTATGGAATGGAAGAAACTGAAACATTATCAAAAGCAATTAGAACATTGACTAATCCTTCTAGTCAGCCTCAGGAAGCTACTGGCGAACCTGAAGTAAAAACGGAGGAATAATTTTTAGTTTAGTTGGGAATGGGGGGTTTTTACTCCCCATTTTTATGCTCTAAAAAATTTTGCCTAAAAATTACTGACATGGACAAAAAAGAAATGAATTCACGTATAATTGAAATTGAAATGATTATACGTAGAGCTATGGCTAAAGGTCACCATCCTTCTGACGGTGACGAATTTCAACCCCTTAGAGTAGAAAGGGATATTCTAAAAATGATAGTCTCTCAGGACTATAGACCAAAACCGTGGAAATAAAAAAGGGGACCGAATGGTCCCCTTCTTGTATCATATAAGATATTGATTATCTCAATTCTCTTAAGTCGAAAGTTCTAACACCATCAACTGTAATCTTACCGTAGAAACGGTTGTTCACCATCTTCTTAGCGTATCTAGTCATGATACCTTTGATTGGTGTGAAGTTGAATGGGTTATACATTGTAGGTGTCAACTGTAATGGTACGTATGGTGCGTAAACGTAACCTGTATCCAATAAAGAAGAACCTTTGTGACCTAACAATACAGTGTTTGGTGGGAAGTAAGGGTCACGGTAAACTTGATATCTACCTGATAACGTACCTACTCTCTCAATACCCATGTTGTATTGGTCTTGGTCTGGTGCTGCGTTTGATACGTGGAAGTATTCCAAGTCATCAAAGATTGCAGAAATTTCAGAAGAAACTACAATCCAGTTAGCACCACCTCTAAGAGTTGATTTGTGAATTTGAGCTGAGATTTGGTTAATCGCAGTAATCAACGTTTGGTTCCAGTCTTTTTGGTTGTAGTTAACTGAACCGTTAGATACTCTCTTCCATCCGTTGTAGTCCCATCTTAGTGACCATGCTGCACCTTTTCTCAAGTCTCTTAAGATTTCACGGTCGATTTCCGCTGCCACTTGCTCAGACAATAAAGCTGTCAATTCAGCTTCAGCGTCGATGTTGTGGAATGCAGAAACGTCTTGTGCAAGTTCTGGAGACCATTGTGCTCTTAATTTTCTTTCTGTTACAGAAACAGTAACTGCTTCAAGGTCGAAAGATACCTCACCGATTTTATCTTCGAATTCTAAAGTTTCGTATCTTCTCCATGATGCTGTGAATGTAGCACCTGAAGCAACTGTAGTACCTGTGTAACCGTCTAATGACGTAGAGCCGATAGCTGCTGGAGTTGATAGGTCTAACTCTAAGTAGATGATACCGTTAGCATCACAGATGTCGTCATACTTACCACCTGGACCTGAACCTGGGAATGGTGCTGCTACTTCTTCACCATACTGTACGATACCTTTACCATATTTCTGAGTTACTACTCTGAAGTTATAGTAAACATCATCAGTTGTATCAAAGTAAGTTTCCAATGAAGCCAAGAAGTCTTCATTATCCATTTCCTGACCATCAGGACCGATTAATTTACCAGCACCTGCGTTAGAGAAACCTGACAATGCGAACAACAAGCTTCTTACATTAGCAGAAGCGCCACCCAATACGTCATCCAAAGTAGTTGCTACCAATGCACCTGCATCCCATTTAACTGGAACCAATGTGTCAGTCAATGCTGTGTAAGCACCTTTTGAGTAGTCAAACAAACCTGCTGGGTCTGAATTTGGAGTTTCTCCTTCGTAGAAACGGTCGTACAAGTTCTTACCACTACCGTAGTTTGAATCTGAAGTAGATGGACCGTTAGGTGCACCGAATGGTGCTACGTGTGTACCATCAGAGTTTCTGTTTTGGATTTTAGGTACGAAGTAGAACAATTTACCGATTGGTAAGTTCATAGCTTGTACAGATACGATATCGTTAGCCAATAATTTAGAGAATACTCTTCTAACGATAGGAAAGACTACAGTTTCGAATGAACCTGAGTCAGAAGCGTTTGCTGCTTCGTTGATTAAGTGAGACGCTTGGTTTTCGTATAATTGTGCCACGTTTTCTTTCAAGTGACCTTTCAATCCATCCAAGAAACCTAATTTGTCCCATTTGTTGATTGTGTCTTCTTTGATAACTTTCAAGTGCTTAAGACCGATGTTACCAACAAGACCTGATTCTAATAATGCTCCCATTTTTAGTAATTTTTAAGTTTTATTTTATTTTATTATTTTTGACATCAAATCCTTCATTCTCATGAATTGTGGATTCTCATATGTCTTAGATTCGATAAGATTTGCTGATGAACCTTTAGATGGAGTCTTACTTACTTTCTCAGTCATAGATTCTGAGATTGTGTTAGCTTCCTTGCTTTCGAATTCTTCTTTCAAAGTCTTATACAAACCTTTTGATTCTTTCAATGTTTCTACTGAATCGAATCTTCTGAGGATATTGATTTTCTCTTGCTTAGTGGTAGTGTTCTCTGTGAACAAACGTGTAGCGTAAGCCAAGTTAGAATTGAATACTGCAACCTCGTTCAACTTCTCTTTGAAGATGTTAAGTGCCTTACGGTACTCTTCATTCTTTTCTCTAAGTTGTTGTAACTCTTTTTCTGTACCTTCACCCAAACGAGCTTTGTTTGGTACTGAATGAGGTCTTGGTAAACCTTTAGATTTGTCAGAAGACGCTTTCTGTCCAGCAGCGTGACTTCTCACCATACCTTCAACAGCTTCACCTTCAGACTTCTCTTCACGGTCTTTAATGTCATCTTCTAAATCTTCAATATGATATTCATCATTCTTGATATCAGCTTCATTGTCAGACATTTCTTTCATTTCAGATTCAAATGCTCCGTACTTACCGTCTTCTTCCTCGTGACCATCCACATCTTTTCTGTGGTATTCGTCACCTTTGTTCATACCGTACTTACCTTCAGCCATTTCCTCTTCTTTATACTCTTCGTCCATATCGTCTTCTTCAGATACTTCGATTTCGTAAACAACTTCATCCATATCTTCTTCAGATACTTCCTCAGCCATTTCTTCCTCTTTCTCTTCTGATTCCATTTGGATTTTGTATTCAACGTCAGCTTCTTCGTCTTTGAGTACAACATCGTCACCATCTTGAGAGATGATAATTCCGTCTTCTTCACCCATAGCTTTGAAAACCTTTAAGATTTCCTCGTCAGATGCTCCTGTTAAATCAAGAGGTAAAAGAACTTCTTCTTCATCATCAACTTCCAACTCATCACCAGGTAAGTCCATCATCAACATATCTTCTACGTCTTCCATGTCCATCTCCTCGCCTTCGTCTTCCATTTCTGAATCTTCATCAGATTCCATGTCCATATCAATGTCCATTTCCTCTTCTCCGTCTTCCATGTCAAGTTCCATTTCTTGTTCAGCCATTTCTGACCCTTCTTCCATTTTTGAACTTTCTTCCATGTCGACCATTTCAATCTCCTCTTCCTCAGAGAGCGATTCTTTTACTAATTCACTGATTTCTTCCTTCATTGTAGAAGCAAGTATTCCTTTTGCATTTTCCGTTACGGCTTCTTCCAAATTTTTCATTTGAAGTAGTGCCTCTTCAACTAATGATTTTTTAGTTTCGTTCGCCATTTTTTACTTTTTGCGCAAATGTTTATTTATTCGTATACTATAAATATTACGAAAACACAAAAAATATCATTTTTGAAATATTAGGGCACAAAAAAATCGGAAGTCACCCTCCGATTCTTAAATTTTTTGGTTTGGTTTTTGTTATTCGTAAACCTCGTCGATTTTACTTTCAGCACATGCGGTGATTCTCCAATCATGTGGGAAACCCTCGAATTTCTTAGTGACTTTAGATTCAACTTCTGTTACGTTGTATCCTTTTACAAGTTTCTCTTCTCTGATTTTTTTAATCTTTCCTGAATTCTCGTCAGGTAGGTCATACTGAATTTTTGCTACGAAATATTTCTCATCCATGGTTATAAAATTTTTAATTACCTAAATAATCGGATAATCTTCTCATTAAGTCAATAGATGCACCCATTCCACCATCAATTCTTGCTTCAGGTTCAGGTCTTTTTTCCTCTTCTAAGTTTTCTTCGTACTTACCCTTATCGTCCTTATTAAGGAAAAGGTATGCACCTGGAGTAGATGGAGACGATACAAGGTCAAAACAAATAAGTTCAAAATCTTCCTGTACTTCGTTTCTTTCACCCTTCTTAGCTAATGAACCTACACCACGAGAAGATACACCCATAGTAACACCTTGTCTCATTAAGTTTGCGGCTTGGTCACCAGGACACGAAACAACACCACTATCATGGAAACCTGGTGAAGTTAATAATTTTAACTTACCCATTAATGTATTACCTTCCCACCACATATCAGTGATAAGATGTGATACACGGTCCAAATCAATCAATGATGATTCAGGGTGGTTCAACTCAGAAATGGATAAACCTTTATTGATAGCCCCTTGATATCTTTCGGCTTCTCTTCTTAATATTTTTTCAGGGTAGACACGACCGTTTCTGTTTGGTGTATCGAATTTTTGTAATACAGCATAAAACTCAAATGGTTTCGAGTGGTCCAACTGACCATACGATTCTTTGATAACTTCAGCATTACGGCTATCGTGTGGGTTTACATATCCTGCATCCCATTCAATCAATATTCCCTTCCCTGTATCTTGTGGTCCTAAAACTCTCATATGAATAAATCTTTATTATAAATACTTAGAAATGGGGATTATTCTATAATGATGTCCCACTCACTTATTTCTACACCAATATACTTTGTATATTTTTTATTCATCACTTCAGCAACTTTGTTATTGATAACATAACCTAATGGTAAATCTTCTCCTGAATAAACGTCTTTGAGGGCCCAAGTCGATGCGAAACCAGTCACGTCTTGTTCACCATCATAAGTATATAAAATCTTATCAATCATGACCCTGACAGAAATGTCATTATCTTCCATATCACCTTCTAACATTACATTTCTAAAAGTCACTACAGTAAAATCCTCATTTACCGTGAAATCAGACGGGTTAATAATATTGTTAAGGTCATCAATGGCGGTGTTAGCCTCACTGATGACCTTTCTTAATTTTTGTAGTTGTGATTCTGTAATTTTGATTTTCACGAAAAAGGTCTTTAAGATAAATATTCTTTCTTTTTCGTTTTGGTCTTAGACAACGTAAAATAATCTGAAGACATCAATTCATCTGAATAGATTGATTTACATATTTTCTTTACACGGTCCCTCAAAATAATTGATTTGAAATCCATGTGTTCTTTTACAAATAATGTAACCTCTAAATTCATGAAAGATTTTTTACCCATTTGAATACCACTCGTTCTTAAGTCTAAATCTACAATATTATGTGTTTCAAAAATTAATGGGTCAACACACTCTAATAAGTTATGTTTAATGTTGCGATTTAAGTTTCCGTTTATTCTGTTCCAATTGTCACTTTCAACAGTTGGTTCAATCCATGATTGAATTGAAATATAAATTGATTTTAAGTTTTGTGCATCTACAGTTCCATAACTACACTTAGCGTTTTCGAAAATATTTAATTTCGAACTTTTACCTTTTTTCATATATTCTTCATATATCTTCACGTTTATTTGTTGATAAAAGTATAAGAAACTTTTCCTCCTCAGTCAAAATTTGACTTAAAAAAACTATTTATTATAATAGTCAAGTATGATAGTAGTAAAAGTAGATAACAAAAAAGGTGGTATTGAGAGAGCTCTCAAGAATTATAAGTATAAGGTCATAAAGACCAAACAACTTAATAATTTAAGGGATGGAAGATACTACGAGAAAAAAACCACAAAGAGAAGAAAGCAATTACAGAAAGCCAAGTATGTGGAAAAATTAAAGGGTTCAGAAGACTGAACCCTTTTTTTATTATAGACCTGAATGTAATTGTTTGAGTTTGTATAATGAAACTAAATCGTTTTTACTTTCATTAATTTTAGAAATTGTATTATTAACTTTTTCAGTTAATTCTGTATCAGTACTTTCAGTTAAAGTAGATTTAAGTTTACCAATAACTGATTCTTTTAATTCAGTCATTTCTTTAGTAATCTCCTCTTTAGTCATTGATAATAATCCTTTCAATTCCTCTTTCTCTGATTCACTAATATTTTCATATTCTTTGTTGAAAGTATTCGATGCAATTTTCAACATTGTAGACAATGGTAGATTTACTGATTCTTTGATTACGTCTTCAATCTTTGTTTCAGAAAGTGTTCTCTGAATCTTTAATTTTGATTCCACAACTGTCTCCAATTTAGTTAAAGATTTTTCGTAAATAACGTTATCAATATCTACGTAATTATTTTCAACAGATTCATCTAAAAGTTCATTAACCCACTTAGATAATTCTTCAATTTTTTCTTTGTTATTTGTGATGATATCATTTAACTTTTCAAACGACTCATTTACATATACCGAAGCAACTTCTTTAGATAAACCTTTTTGTGAACTTAATTCATCATAAAGGTAATAGGCTTCAGCCAAATTTTTGTCACCTAAGATTCTTTTTTTGAAACCCTGAAGGTTAGACTTAAAAGATTGTTTACCGTAAGTAGAAACTAACGTTCTTTCAATCTTTGATTTTATAGCACCGAACTTATTCATAATTGTTTTATTTATAAATATTACTATTTGAGTAACTGGTTCAACTTTTCTTCCATCTCACCTAATGACTCTCTACCTTTAGATAGGTCAATAGTTTCGTCTTGACCAAATAATGTCATATCTTCTAAGATTAAATCTAAGTCTTTATTTCTAACAAATCTTTCAGGAGCTAATTCAGGTTCACCACCAGTTTCAACTTCACCAGCAGGTTCACCACCTAAGTCTCCTCCTAAGTCTCCACCGAAATCTCCACCTCCTCCGAAGTCTCCACCACCACCGAAGTCGTCTCCTCCACCGAAGTCGTCTCCTCCTTCAGCATCAGCTTCACCTTCAGGTGCTGTACCTTTTTGACCATACAATTTGTCAAGATTGTCAAAGATACCAGTATTGATAATAACTTCTTGAGTTTTCTCCAATTCACCAGCAACCGCTCTTTCAATACGTTGTTGTTGTAAGTCAAGTTTGATTTCCTCATCAGAGAATCCAAGAATATGTTTCTTAGCCCATGATGATGAAACAGGTAAGATACCGTTTCCTGGGTCAGTAGTTGCATCACGATACAATTGAATCTTCTGTTGCCATTGTTCCACCTTCAACAAGTCAGCTTGTGATGATGGGTTAGTTAATGCCAATTGGAAGTTTTGTAATTCATCCTCAAAACCTAAGATATATAAGTGGATGATTGCAATCTTATTCAACTCCTGAATCATAGACCTTTGAATTCTATTGATAGTTCTCGCAAAACGGATATCCTGTAATGCTAAGTTCTTACCTTCACC